CCTCTTGGCAATACTGGTCCTGGTGGGAATCCTGGCCCTATTGGTCCTACTGGAATTCCGGGGCCTACAGGTTCGATAGGTCCGACGGGCTCGATCCTAGGTTCAACGATCGTCAAGACCGCTACGACAGGTGTGATCACCCGGCCTGCTGCGGGCACCGTAGTCGACTTGGCGTTAACATGCGATCCAGGGCAGGTAATCATATCTGGGGGTGTGTCGAATACTATAACGGACCCAGGCGACGTAACGAAGGTTCACATGCTAGACTCGGGTCCGGTAGACGAAACCGGGTGGCACATGCATTCCACGGTGATCCAACGGTTCTCTCTCAACAGTAATCTCGAGGTAGTTCTGACCGTCCTGTGTGGGGGGTAAAGCGATGGATCTAATCCAACTCATTGTGGTTCTAGTCATCATCGGTGTGGCCCTGTGGGCTATCGAATCACTGATCCCACTTGATCCGACAATCAAGAACATCATTCGAGTTGTCATCATCTTGGTAGCCCTTCTCTGGGCTCTCACATTCTTCGGGCTACTACCCGGTCATCACGTTGTGGTGTCATGACGATTCAGCGTAAATACTTCTTCGACTCCGTTAGAGGATCCTTGTTCGGCGGCTCCCTGAACCAGGGCCAGGTCGATGGGCTAAACTATATTCTCGACTACGCCGAGGGCGACGGGACGGACGATAGACACCTTGCCTATATCCTGGCCACGACCTTCCACGAAACCGCTCAAACCATGCAGCCCATCGCTGAGTACGGGAAGGGCAAGGGCAAGCCCTATGGAGTCCCCGATCCCACCACAGGCCAAACCTATTACGGTCGTGGTTTCGTTCAGCTCACGTGGAAAGACAATTACCAGAAGCAAGACAATAAGCTCGGTCTCAACGGACAACTCGTCAAAGACGCAGATCTTGCGATGGATCCAAGTATCGCCCTTCAAATCCTCTTTGGTGGAATGTACGATGGAGATTTCACTGGAGTTGGACTCCCGAAATATATCACTTGTACGGATCCATCATCGGACACGACCGACTTCTACAACGCCAGAAAGATCGTCAACGGACTAGATTGCGCGTCGATGATCCAGGGATACGCCGGTCTCTTCGCCAATGCCCTGGCCCACGCGATGACACAGGAGGTCTAGCAATGTCTAGTAAACTCGCGGAGTTCGATCGAATCTTCACGTACCACGAGCCCGACGACGCGCAGATCGCGATCTACCGAGAAATTCGCCGGAAGGCTCGTGAGCTAGCGGAATTCATCTCGGAAGCCTGTCCCGAGTCCCGCGAAAAGTCCCTTGCTTTTACCAAGATCGAGGAGGCCGTCATGTGGGCGAATGCTGCTGTCGCCCGGTATCCTGACGCCGCGTAAGCACCTACGAAATTTCATTCATCCTGAAAACTCACAGAATCTAAGATGCCCTTACAGTGGTTAAAGCAGCCCGATGGCACCTTGGTCCTTTGGGATACCGCCAAAGGCGGTACACCTTTGTCAGCCGGTCCGGCCGATAAGAAGCAAACCACCGACACGACCGATACGGCCCGGCAGTTATTCGAAGATAAAGGTGGTACTAAGCAGCCCGGTCCCTTAGATTGGCTCGCTAAGGACGACGCTCCGCAAGCACCACCCACAACTGGTGACGGCCGAGTCGACTTCAACGCGCTGATCAACGCGATTCTATCGAAGCCCGATACCCTCGAGGGCGGTCAAAGCGTTGGTACAGCCGATCAGGCTTCGCCTGCCGAGCCATCAACGGGCGAGCAAGCCGCCGAACCTAAAATGTCGGTCGGCAAGCTCAAAGGCGGCGATTACCCTGGTGCTGAAGCCTTCGTTCAGGGCCTCGTAAAGCGGGGATGGACTCCTCAGGAAGCGGCCGCCGCGGCCGGTAACGCCCACGTCGAATCCGGTTTTAAGCCAGGTGTCAAGTCCTCCGCCGCTAACGAGAAGAGCTACGGGTTCCTTCAGTGGAACAGCGAGCGGCTTCAAGGTCTGAAGAACATGGCCAAAGACAAAGGTCTTAACTGGCAAGACCCCGAAGCGCAGCTCGACTGGATTCACATGGAACGAACCGGCGAATCCGTTAAGTATGGCGGTACTGACGAGAAGGCTATGTATAAGAAAGCCCTTGCCAGTGGCGGCAGTCCCGCCGACATGGCCGCCCGATTTGGTAAGTACGTCGAACGTCCTAAGGATCTAAGTCAGTCCGTTCAGCAACGGATGAGTGCTGCTAACAGCTACCTGAAGTACGCAACGGCTTCGCCGCCATCCTCAGAGCCTCCTCTAACCCAGGTGGCCGCTAATCCGTTACAGAAGGAACAACCATTCAGCGGTCAAACGATGGACGAGGAAATGCTTAACACTATCGTCGGAGGTGCGTCATGGGCCTAGGTCTGATGAGTATGATATCCGGCATGTTCGGCGGCGCCGGTGAGATAGGAACCACGCCAATCGAGCAGGGGGTTGGCTACTCGCCCGAGATCCCCATGTCGACCGGCGTCGATACGGGCATGAACGTGCCGGCGCAACCTACGGATGCCTCCGGCGGCGTTAGTCCCTCGCTTTGGCAATCCATCGGTCACTACCTCTCGGGCACCAGCGACGTTGCTCAATCAGATCCGAACGCCGAGATCGATCCGAAGACCGGCAAACCGAAGGACACTCGGGCGGACGATTTGGCCAAGGCTGGTAAGTTTCTATCCTCCGTAGGAGGAATGCAGGCCAATCTTCAGAACTCCCGACTCGCCCAGCAAATGATCCAGCAGCATGTCAACCAACCAGGGCAGCAAGGCAAGTACGTCAAGCCCGAAGACATGGCGACCCGGCTGCTCATGCAGCAGGGCTTACTATAGGAGGAACGATGCCAGCACCAGCGCAGAAGACAGCAGAGCACGATGGTCCGCCGCCGACCGCAGATGAAGTGCTGCGGTACGCAAGCGATCAGCTTCACGCGATCCGGCCGCAGCCCGCTCCGATTCTGATCGCACAGGCGCTTCAGGAACTCGACGCGAAGCTCCACCCGCTCCCCGAGGTCGAGGATCCGCCGAAGGACTTCGCGGAGGCGATCGGGAAGATCGAGGCGAAGCTCGGCAAGATGGAGCACCCACCCAAGGATAAGCCCGACTTCAAGGCGCTCCTCGAGGCAGCGAAGCCACCTCCGGTGGCCAAGGCCTCGTGATGCCAGCGGGCGCTGTCGGCAAGAAGCGAAAGGGTAAGCCGGGTCCTGTCAAGATCCCCAAGGAAAGTGGGAAGTAGCGTCAGAATTCGGTGCTGCTCCAGGGCTGGCAAGCTGCGATGTTACCAGTCCTGGAGCCATCTGCAGATCTTCAATGGAGACAAACCGTATATGAAAGGTCGAAAGGGATGGCCCGAAGGTAAGAAGGCCAAGCTGGCTGCGCCACATATGGCTACCAAGTACAAGTCAACAGTCAGCTCGACTGGCAAGGTCCTAACTCCTAAAATCACCCGGCCCTCGAAGGTTCGATGAACTCACCCTCTCTGATCTTCAAAGAAAAGGCCGCCCCCGGCCTATTCCCTCGCTGGTTGGGGAGGGTGAGCTGATGGAAGCTTCTCCTGGCATCGACGTTAGTTTGACCTCCGAGCAGGTCAAGCGCCTACAAGCGTACATTGATCCGGAACTCGAGGAGGCTCTAATCGAGAATGACAAACTTCTCGATAGGGTGGACGAGTGTGACAGGTTCTACAAGGCGGAACCGAAAACGAAGATCAAGACCTTCCCCTGGCGCGGCGCAGCTAACCTCGTCATTCCTTCTATCGGAATTACCGTCGACTCAATTGTCGCCAGGATCGTTAACACTATCTTCGGTGTACAGCCCTTTTGGTCCGTGCGTGCTATCAATCCGCGCATGGCCGACATCTCGAAGTCAGTTGAGGGCCAGATGGAATGGTCCCGGCAAACGGAATTCGATATGTACACCGCGGTCAAATCTAACGCTATTGAAACGGTCCAGCTAGGCTGGTCGTGGCTCAAAATCATCTGGGACGTTCAATCGCGCCGGGTTTGGAACCCGCAAGACCACAGCTATTACGACATAACGACCAAGAAGCCTAACGTCTACTACATCCCGATATCCCAGATGCTAACACAGGTCGGGGTAGATAATCCGTTTGATGCCGAATGGATGGGTCAGGTTATCGACGCTACCGATGGTACGCTCCGCATGAAGTACCTCGACGGAGTTTACAAAGATGTCGAGACCGTCATCGATTCCAAGGAGAATCCGCAAGAGCGTCTGAACCAGACCAAGAACTATGAGAACGCGTTCCGCGTAAAGCTGAATCGCTTTTACGAACTGTGGCTCCAGTTTCCCCTCGAAGGCCCGAGAAAGCCTCCGGTTTCCATCGTCGTCACATATCACCGGCCAACCAAGACGATCATGAGGTGCATCTATAACCCGCTCTTTACAGGAGGGGTGCCTTATGTGAAAACACGCTTCGTCGAACTTCGGGGATCGAAGTCCGAGGGATACGGCATCGTCGATCAGCTCAAGTTCATGCAGGATGAGGTCTCTACGATCCACTGCCAGCAACTTGACAACGCGACTCTCGCCAACACTCGTTGGTTCCTCGGAAAGCGAGGAGTAGTCAAGGCTGACACGCGCATCTGGCCTGGCAGAATGTTGACTACTCCTAACCCCGAATCTGACATCAAAGTGATGCAGATGGGCGAAGTCTACAACAGCATGAGACAGCTCGAAGTCTCGGTGATGGCCTATGCCGAAAGACGCTCAGGAATTAGCGATTATTCTCTTGGACGAGAATCGTCAGCTATCGGCGACCGTGCGACGGCAACTGGAACTCTTGCGATCATCCAGGAAGGTAATCGACGATTCGATCTCAATGTTAGAGACATGCGCGAGTCTTACGGAGCAATTGGTCGAATGCTATTCGAACTTAACCACCAATACCGTCCCAAAGGGCTCTCGTATGTTACGCAAGGTCCGCAGGGAGCAATGACTGAGTTCGCGTTCGACATGCCCGATGAGATCATCTCAAACATGCTAGGCTTCTCCCTTACCGCCTCGAGCGCCACGATCAACAAGCAGGTCGAGCAAGCTGGTTTGCTTCAGTTGCTCCAGATGCTAACTCAAAACTTGCAAGCCGGTCAGCAGGCCGCCATGCTCCTCGCGAATCCACAGATCCCGCCGCAGGTCAAAGACTATACCGCCAAATACATGGAATCGCTCACTGAGCTTGTCAAGCGAACCATGATGACCTTCGATCAGCCGCCGGTAGATATACCGGATCTGATGCAGTCGTTCCAACCACCGCAACAACAACCTGGAATGCCAGGAGGACCAAATGGAGGGATTCAAGGACCTCCGGGAGCTATGGGAGGCCCTCCAGGGCCCGGTGGTCCAGGCGCTGCTGGACCGCCTATGCTCCCTCCGGGAGGCGGCAATGGGGGAGCTCCTGGAGTCTGATAACTGGGAGCAATTTATCGAAACTCGAGCTGGTATACGAGTAATAGATCAGTTACTCGAGCTCAAACAAGATGTGGCAACCGAAATAGTGGAGACTGAAGATGCCAGACGACACGACGCCGGCGACTACGACAGCTGAACCGGCGCAGCCGGCAGCCGAAGATACCTCCGCGCTAAAGGCGCGGGCCGAACAGGCCGAGGCTCGGGCCACCGCACATGCGGCGGACGCGGATCAGGCCAAGCGATACCTGGTCGATCTGGTATCGAGGATGGGCCAAAATGCCGAAGCCGCGAACACCCCGCCGGCCGAGCAGCTCGCCTCGGCAGAAGAGCTCATCCAAGAGTTCAAGGAAAATCCCGTCGGGCTTCTCGATCGACACTTCGCTGCTCGGATGGGTCCTGTTCTTCATGAGCATCTCGACACCCAAGCGAAGATCATCCGTCAAGCCTTCATAGATCGTAACAAGGACGACTGGCAGGAGTTCGGCAAGGAGATCGACGCCTTCATGCAGCCGATGTCGATGTCCACGAAGGCCAAGCCGGGCTCCTGGGAGGAAGGTCTCAATTACATTCGGGGCAAACACGTCGATAAGTTAGTTGAGAAGGGCATGAAAGCTAGGGAAGAGGCCGAGAAACGGTCTCAACTGGAGGGTCGTGGCACCCTGGTTGGCGGTTCGAACGGTTCCGGTCGCCGGGTTCGCCTCACCGAAACGGAAAAGGCGTTCGCAAAGGGCTTCGGAATGACCGAAGAGGAGTGGGTCAAGAGCAAAACTCCCGCTGAGAGGGGCGAAACCGAAGAGGAGCCATTCTAATGGGCGTCGAACTGACCCTGGATGAGCTGGATCAAGAGCAATTCAAGCCGTTCGAGGTCAAAAACCCGAAGCCGGGCTACAAATACCGCTTCCTCAACATCAACGAGCGGAATTTGGCCGTCAAAAAGTCCCAGGGCTACGAAATCGTTGGCGATAAGGACGAGGAGCAGCTCGTCATCACCGAAACTACGCCAATAAAGCGCGGAGCACAGCTGGATACGACTCGTCGGTTCAGCGATGTGGTCCTCGCTCGGATTCCGCTCGAAAGGCACGCACGAATCGTGAAGCGCAACGAGCTTTTGCAAGAGCGGCGCTCGATGAGAGCCGTGTTCGACCAATTCAAGGGTGAAGTGCAAGGCCGAGCGTTCCAGGAAGAGGGCAAGGGCTCTTACAGTGGACAGATGACCGAAAGCCAATTCAACGAATCAACTTCATCCAGTAAGAAAGGCTAAGCTATGCTTCAAGTAGCTCAGTCGACGACTGGGGGACCGCCTCTTCTAGCAAGCTTCATGGAGGCGATCACTCAATCGTTCGAGGTGGGGGCTCCGTTGACCTTCGCTTTGGCGACAGGTGCAGCGGAAGCGGCAGCAGCCGGTCCCTTCTTGGGCTTTGCCCAGGAGAACGGGCATCTCTACACGGTACGTGACCCGGCAAACAAGGTCATCGTATTGATGAACAACGACGACATTACGCTACAGAGCGTGATGAAGGGTGCACAGAAGACCGACACGATTGTCGGTGACACCTACAATCTCGTGAAGGACGGCACCCTGGGGTGGATCGTCGACAATACTTCGCAGGGCACCACCGGCACCTGCATCATCACGGGCATTGGCCCGTATAGCCCGCTAGCGCAGCTCCAGACCGTCTACTTCAAGATGGCTGCGTCTACTCGGACTCCGAGTGGAGGCGCCTGATGGCAGCCGTAACTGGTGCATTCAGTAGGCTACTCGTCCCCGGCGTGCGAAACGTGTTCTTCCTGTACAAGAAGGACGCGCCAACCGAGTACGAGAGGATCTTCAAGGTCGAGACCTCGTCCCGCGCGTGGGAGGAAAACCTGGAAGTCGCTGCCCTCGGCGTCCAGCCCCTCAAGCCTCAGGGCACTCCGATCATCTACCAGGACATGATCCAGGGTGAACCGAAGCGGTTCACTCACCTGACCTTCGGTCAGGGCTTCCGGGCTTCGGAGGAGATGCTCGAAGACGACCTGTACGACGTGATCAAAAAGAACGGGCGCGCTCTCAAGCGTTCCGCTCTCGTCGCTCGGGAAGTCCTCTGTTTCAATGTGGTGAACAACTCCTTCACCACGGAGTACGGCTTCCCGAAGAAGGGCGTCCTCCAGCCTCTCGTCTCCACCACGCACAACCTCCTTGGAGGTGGCGTGTTGGCGAACCGGCCGACCAACGATGTCGATATCAGCTACGCGGCACTCGAGGCGGCGATCCTGAACTTCAACACGATGGTCGACGATCAGCGGCTACCCGTCGATGTCGAGCCGCGAACCCTCCTGTTCCATCCGAGCGACCTGTTCCTCGTGACCGAGCTGCTCGAGTCCGAGTACCGGCCGTTCACCGCGAACAACGAGGTCAACCCGCTCAAGGGTCGGCTCACGCCGATCTGGTCGCGGTACCTCACCGATCCGGACGCATGGTGGGTCATCAGCGACAAGGACTCCGAGGACGGACTCGTCATGTTCAACCGTCGGCAGATCACCCTGCAGAACGGCGACGACTTCGACACTGGCGATGCGAAGTTCAAGTGCACGCAGCGTCTCAGCGCCGGCTGCTCGGAGTGGCGCAACCTCTACGGGTCGTCCGGAGGGGTCTGATGATCAAGTATCCTCGCAAGGTGACAGCTCTGGGTTCCGAGCGCGCAGTTAGCGCAATCGGGATCCAGTCGAAGCTGTCCACCTGCGGGGTGTTGGTGATGGGCCGGGGTGGGGGTCCTAGTCCCGCCGGCCCTTCGCCGAATAACCCCGCCGAATACTACATCTACCTCGATGGCACCACTACCGTTACCCCCCGGATCGGTGGTGTCACCGAGGTCATGACAAGCCCCGGTACTGGCGTCGCGATCGGCACCGCTATTCCCACATCTCCGTGGGATCCTAGCGGGGTTCGAGGCGTAACGGTTCTAGGCTCCGATCGAGTCTCGAGCTCCGTGAAGGTCTGTGGTCCCAAGTTCACCGCGAACAACGCGAACCTGCCAGCCTTTGGGATCATGTACTCCGCTAGCTCGAAGATCATGTACTTCTACATCACAGAAGGCGCGACGCCTCAACTCTGCTATGGTGACGAGGTCGCGTGGGCGGCTGGCGATCCAACCAATCACATGGCTCTGACGATCCCAGCCGGCTCAGGCTCCTTGGGCAACCGCCGGGATGGCAGGACTGTCTTCGGTTACGACGACGACAGTGAGGCTCTCGTGGTCGAATCCGCGGGCAAGTCGGGGGCGATCATCCTGCTCAGTGGCGATCACAAGACCGCGATAGCGTTGTACATCGACGCTACGAATACACCGAAGTTCGACGTTGCTGCCAACTGGATGACGTACGCGCTCAGTTAGGAGATAACCATGCTCCACCAATATAGAATCAAGCTGAACTCGGGCGCCACTGCAACGGTTGACGGACGGTCAGCGGTTCCGGTTTCGCTGTTCATGGCAGCCGGGACTGCAACGATAGCTGGTGGCCTGAGTCCAACGGGACCGTGGAGTACGCCAGTCGCTCAGACGGCTCCTGTTGGCCAGGTCACCAGTATTGATCCAACGAAGTGCCCGGTTTCACCTTGGTATCAAGTAGCTACCACAGGTGGAGCTGGAACTCTAATCATGCAGGAGCGTCGTTCTGGTCCTGACTGGGCCGAAGGCGAGACTGACTGATGCCCTCCGAAACGCCAAAGCAACGTCGCTTCATGGGAAGTGAGTTGGCGCGTAAAAGAGCCGGTAAGAAAACGAAGACCGGCATGAGCGAGAAGCAGCTCAAAGAATTCGCCAGCAAGACCAAGAAGAAGTGACAATTCAGTTTTCACGCAATCTGAAATCCCATAGCCGTGAGCCAATACGCACGATACGCCAAGTCCTCGTGGGCCGAGTGTGCCATCTGCGGTCTGGACTTCCCCCAGACTGAGATGGTCCGCCATTATAAGTACAAGGTCCTCGTGGATATGAAGTGTGCGGACGAACTGGCTGCCTCTGACTTCATGGAGCAGCTACGGCTCCCCGAGAACGAGAGGCCGAATCCGACGCAGCAGCAGGTCCCCGATCAAGGAACCGTCACGCAGGACTACGGATTCTTCTTTGGGACTTCATCCTTCGATACCGGCAAATTTCGAATGACCGCTGAGCCTCGTGTAGGTCAACCGCCGACCGTCGAGGTCGTCGTGCCTCCGGCGCCAACTATCCTAATGGACCTCGTAACGTGGGATTCGTGGGCGCATGGTCCAAACTTGATTGGTTCTACCTACAATGATCCGGTAAACCCTACTGATACCTTGTATATTAGCTTTGGATCAGCGTGGGTCAACATCGACTGGACCAAGATGCAGGTAGGCCAGCGTATCCAGATTTGGTCGACGGATGGCGTAACGCGCTATCAGGATTGGACGGCAACCGCGGCTTTCATCGCAGCAGATCCGGGTGGACACGTTGATGTAAGCATGTTCGATCCCGCTAGCGTTGGGCTTTCAGCCGGTACGCCTATCCAATGCGTATGGGGAGTTAAGTGATGAGTTTCGTGCGACCTACGAAGATCGGCGGCAATCAGCAGTACGTCGACGAGGTATCGAGCGGCTATTCTGAATTGCCGGCTAGCGAGCTTGACGATGATCTCAATGTCCTCTACGATGCGGTTAACCGGCCGCTCGACAACGGCTCTGTCGGACCACCGCAGGTCCAGGACCGGTCGCTCACTAACGTCAAGATTGTCCTCAAGACGCTCACCTCGGCGGAGATCGCGGACAAGACCATTACGGCGGCACAGATCGCGAACGGCACCATAACTGCTGGTCTCCTAGATCCAGCTATCGTGATACCGATAGCCGATGGATCAGTCACGAATCCTAAGCTCGCCAATGGAGCGGTGACTGATGCGAAGGTTACCTCGGTAGGCTGGGCAAAGATCACCGGAGCTCCTACGTCGCTTCCTCCGAGTGGCGCAGCCGGCGGTGATCTTGTAGGGACCTATCCAAATCCGACTGTACGGGCCGGCCTTATTCCTACAACGCTACCGCCTAACGGCGCAGCTGGTGGGGATCTGGCCGGCTCTTCATATCCGAACCCAATTATCGCAGCAGCCGCAGTCTCTAACGCGAAGATCGCTCCGGGCGTCGTAACGAGGGACCGGCTAGTTGCAGCGGACCAGGCCGCGTTCCCACCTCAACTTACGCCGGGCAACGCAAACATGATCGTGTCAGTCAATCCGACTGGCACGGGCCTCATCTACCAGCCAACGCCCCCTGCGAACTTGACGCCCGGGCAGGTCACTACAGCTTATATCGCTGATGCGCCTAACGGCGTTACAACCGCTAAGATCAGCGACGGAGCGATCACAGCCTCGAAGATCCCCGACGGTACTATTACCGCAGCGAAGCTGGCTGCTGGTGTCACAGTACCGCCGTCGGGTGCTGCCGGCGGCGATCTCGCGGGAAGTACGTATCCGAATCCGGTCGTAGCTCCGCTAGCGATTACCAGCGCGAAGATCAACGATGTTGCGTGGGCTAAGATCACTGGTGCTCCCACAGCATTTCCGCCAAATGGCGCCGCTGGCGGAGACCTTGCTGGCACGTATCCGAACCCGACGCTCGTTGTCGCTCAAAAGAATCTTTGGAATGTCGTCGGCGCAGCGCTTTCTCCGATCGATCAGACAAAGCTAACTACATTGGTATCTGCTGCTGCTAGTGGCCTGGCTGGCGATATTCTTGCAGCGAGCGCGCCAGCAGGAGGTTTGGCCAAGGGATATCTGGTTCTCAACTCAGCGGCGGGTGCGGTGCAGCTTCGGGTGAATTCTAACGCGGCGGGTGCAGCTCTCGATGATGTTGCTAAGGCGAGCTGGCAGATCAATGTGGGCGGTGGAGATGCCCTTACCGTATACCGTGCTCCGGCTACGGCTGGTGCTCCAGCGTTTGCGTCGTCACTATCTGTGCGCGGCAGCGATGGCAAGACAGTCTGCACTCTAGCGGATCTGTCTGTCCTTCGTGCCATGATTGCTGTGGGACACACCGTCAACAACTTCCAGTGGGTTTCCATGCCCACTTCCTTCTCGATTCCTGCTACGAGCGTCTGGACACAGATAGCAATTACTCCAGCGATGGTAAGCCGTGGCGGCTACGTGCTTCTACTCGCGAACCCAGGACTCGTTTCGGTGTTTGGTGGTGCGACGACCGCATACTTGCAGTTGCGAATGGACAATACCGCTATCGCGTCGATGAAGATCGCATCGAGCGTGAGTCAGGCCATGCCAGGTATCAACGCATTCTTCGCCTCGACAGTGGGCTCCCATACATATTCACTCTGGGGCTGGTTGGCTGGTGGTGGCCTGTCAACATCGGCTGACAGCAACGGTGCTCTCTACGCTGTGGAATTCAGTTAGGAGGACGAGATGCCAGCTTCATACGGATGCGACAACTGCGATGTCACTGCTGATAATCTCAACGGATGGTTGATCGTGAGTATCCAGCATATCTACATCGACCCGAATCAGCCAAATCCTCCAGGCGGACGAACGCTTGCTTCAACTGTGCCTGATCTCATGTTCCACGATGTCTCGTGCCGAGATGCGTGGTGTGAGAAGGCGGGGATTACTCCTCCGGCATCATGAACGTCAATCAACTACTAACGGAGCTAACGTATCGGTTGGGCAATCGGTCGGACCTATCCCCTCGCACGCTGATCTGGCTGAACGATGCGTACTATGAACTGCTCCTATCCCCGAGGTTCACGTTCTTTGAGATCGACAGATCCGCTGGCCTTCTTGCGCCGGCGGGACAGTACATCTTTCAGGTCTCTACGAACTTCCCGGACCTCTGGTTCATACTTGACATACGTAACGAGATGTATCAGATCAAGCTCCGACGAAAGGATCCCAGCGAATTCGATCGAGCCTGGCGAACTACCGGAATCCCAGCCCGATACACCCGATTCCAGGATCAGATCGAAATAGATCCCACGCCCGACGTCGATTACCAGCTTACTCTCCGCTATAGGATGCGTCCGCCCGAGTTGCAGCAGGGCAGCGATACAATCTTACAACGGGAGTGGGACGAGCCCCTTCTAACAATGGCGGTCCAGAAGGGCTGGGAAGCTCTCGAGCAGTGGGACAAGGCATCGTCCCAGAAGCAGATGCTCGAAACGCAACTGGCTCGCCGGTTCGATGCGTTCCAGATGGACGACGCGGATAGCGAAGCTACAATAGGAGTAGAGTATGGGACTTGATACTCTCGACGAGTTCAGCCCAAAAGATACCGATCCGGTCTCCCTGGGCGACGACGCTATCCGTGCTACTCGCGCAGCAACAAAACAATCGGTAGGCGTCGAGCACTATCTCGATGGCCCGCATAAGCTACCGGGTGGCACGCTCGCAGCTCGACCGGCTGCTGGTCGTGCTGGTCGTGTCTACTACAACACCGATCTTAAGTCGATGGAGTACGACAATGGGTCGGCCTGGGTAAGCCCCGCAGATGCCAAGGCCACCGCCTGTATCCTGTGGCATTCAGCACAGGTTGCTATAGCGAGTGGAGCAACTAGGTTCGAGATTCCATTTGACTACGTCATCGACGATCCTGGCGGATACGGCTATCCTCAATATCATCAGATCATACAGCCGTCTAATTCCATCGGAATGGTATCGGCCTACCTAGAGTTCGTGGGTCCTATTGGTGGATTAGGACTGGTCCTTGCTATCGAGCAGTACGACAACGGTTCGGCTGCGTGGCGTCCGTTGGTTCAGTATTGGGCTAATAACCAGAACTTCATGTCTGTCAATACGATCGTTGATTCCAGGTGGGGTCTAGATCTAAGGGTAACGGTTACTAACGGTTCCCAGTCGGTCATGAACGTCAATCCGACTGCGTTGGGCGCTAGCCCTCGGTTCGGCTACGTGATGATGGGTAGGACTTCCTAGTGCCAGTTCAACATGCACGCCGCGCCATCCCGATCGGCGGGATGAATAACGGGATGCCGGCCGATGGCTTACCCGAAGGCGTGAGCCCTAACTTGCTCAACGTTCGGTTCAGGTTCAATGAGATCCGTCCCGGCCCCGGTCGAGCTACCTTCGCGCCAGCAGTCGACTCGAATATCCAACTGATCGCGCGATTCTCGATGGACGATGTCACTAAGTGGATCGTGATGCTCACGGACCAATCGTTCTACAAGTGGGGCACCAACGCTCCCGGTGATGTTCTGCAATGGACCAAGGTTGGAGGCGTAGCTCTAACTGGCTCGGGCCGCTGGGATTGGACGACAGGGGAGGATTGCTTCTTCTTCTGTCGCACAAATGGTAGCGGAGTGTATCGTTGGAAAGGCGGTGCCTCGGTTATAGATACGGTGCCTAATGCTCCATTCACGAACGCTAAGTTCGTTGAGTACTTCAACAACCGGCTTGTGGTCGCTAACGTAGCAGAAGCCGGTAAGTCCTGGGCGAATCGAATCCGCTATCCAGTTAACGGTAATCACGAAGATTGGAGCGGTAATGGTTCCGGTTTCATTGATCTGTACGAGCCGGAGCAAGAGCCTATCCAGGGCATGAAAGTTCTGTCTAATGCGCTGGTGGTCCTTCGCGAGCATAGCTTGACAGAGCTTACCGCTGGAGGATCGCTAGCGCAGATATTCCTGGTAGCCCAGCGGACCTCGAATGTCGGAACTGTCTATCCGTATACCATCGAATGTAACGGAATTATGTTGTTCTTCGTTGGCAGCGATGGTAACGT